GAGGGCGTGCTGAAGGTCAGCGCCAATGGCCGGACGGTCGAGTATCGCAGCCTGGCAGACATGCGCCAGCTGGAGCGGATCATGGCCGATGAACTGGAGCAGTCCACCCGCCGCCCCGAGCGCATCTACTGCAGCTTTAGGAGGGCGTGATGGGGAAGCGTGCGGAGCAACTGGAGCTGGCACTGAAGGCGACGAAACTGGAGCTGGCGAAGACCCATCTGCGGGCATTCGAGGCTGCGAAGCTGAGCCGCCGCACCGACAACTGGCTGGCCAACAGCAAGGGCCCGAACGCTGACATCCGCCTAAGCCTGCAGCGGATGGTGGCCAGGCATCAGGACCTGGTGGACTCCGACCCGTGGGCCAGCAAGGCCATCAGCGTGGTGGTGTCGAACTGGGTCGGCGACGGCATCATTGGCCGCCCAGTCGGCCCAGGCGCCACCAGCAAGTACATCAACGCCTGGCGCGAGTGGAGTGAGTCGCTGGATTGCGACTGGGATGGCCTGGGCAACATCTACGCAAAGCAGGCCTTGATCGTCAGAACCGTCGCGGTGCGTGGCAGCTGCCTTGTGCGGCGGCGCATCAATGAGGAGCTGCTGGCCAAGGGTCTGCCGCCGTTGCAGATCCAGGTGCTGGAGCCCGACTGGCTGGATCTGTCGAAGGATGACGGCGCCCGGATTCGGTTCGGCAAGCAGTACCGGGAGGATGGCCGGCTGGAGGGCTACTGGATCAGGAAGAACCACCCGGGCGAGAGCGACTGGACAGCCAGCCGCCTGGGTTCAGACTTCGTGCCGGCGAACGAGGTCTGCCACATCTACGACCTGCGCCGGCCTGGCCAGGCGACGGGCGTTCCGTTCGGCGTGGCTGCCCTGCTGAAGCTGCGGGACATCAGCGACCGGGATGCGGCGCAGCTGCTCAAGGACAAGCTCTCGGCCTGCTTCATGGCCTTCTTGGAGGATGCCGAGGGTGACCGCGACCTGGCCACCGATGGCGCCGCGCTGCTCGAGACGCTGGAGCCTGGCGCGATCGAGATCCTCCCGCCTGGGAAAAACGTCAGGTTCGCCGAGCCTCCCAGCTCCGGCGACTTCGTGTCGGTGCAGAAGTACCACCTCCTGTCTGTTGCCCAGGCCTACGAGATCACCTACGAGGCGCTCACGGGCGACCTGTCCCAGGTGAACTTCAGCAGCGGCCGGATGGGCTGGGTCGAGATGCGCCGCGCTGTGGCCCGCTGGCGGTGGTCGATCATCATCCCGCAATTCCTCCAGCCGCTCGCCACCTGGTACCGCGACGCCGTGGCGATGGCGTCCATGGGCCGCGGCACTGCTCGCTTCGAGTGGACCCCGCCGGTCACTTGGCTGGTGGATCCGGCCCGCGAGCTGCCGGCCTACATCGATGCCATCAAGGCTGGTGTCATGAGCCTGAGCGAGCTGCACCGCATGCTGGGCTATGTGCCCGAGCTGGTGATCCAGGAGCTCGGCGACGACATGGCCAGGGCGCGCGCGGCTGGGTTGGCATTGTCCAGCGATGGCGCTTCTGGCGCGATGACATCACCGCGGCCAGGAATGCCGCTGGATCAACAACAGGCAGACCAGGCGCAATCCGTAGCCTGAGCCATGGAATCCAAACGCCTGCAGAGGATGGCGCTTCTGGCGCCGAATACCTGGGATGAGACTGCGCGCACTGCGCAGATCGTCATCTCGACGGATGCCGATGTGGGCGACGGCTTCCAGCTGGTGCATTCACCGGATGCCATCCGTTGGCCGGCTCGCCCGTTGCCGGCGGATTACGACCACCTGCGCACCTCGGAGAGTATCTGGGGCGCGGTCACTGACCTGAGCCTGGAGCGTGCCGCTGATGGTACGAATCAGCTCGTCGGGACGGTGGTGGTCGATGGCCCACCGGCGGCGATGGATCTGGCCCTGCCGCGTCTGCGGACTGGCAGCGCTCGATTCAGCGTCGATGCCCGGATCTACGCCTGGGCGGAAACACCCGGCAGCGTGCTGATGGCAACCGATTGGGAACCGCAGCTTGTGAGCCTGGTGGCCGCTGGCCAGGACACGCATGCCGTGATGCGCGGCGATCAACCTCAGGGAGACCCCCCGATGTCCGATGAACTGAAGGCCGGGGGCGACCCGGTGACCGAAGACCAGACTGAAACCCAACCCGAAGCCTGCACCGCTCCGGCTGCGCCTGCTGCTGAACCTGCCGAGCAGGTCGAGCGCAGTGCTGCCGATGAGCGCCTTGAGCTGGCCGTGCGTCGTGCTGCCTCCGAGGCGAAGCTCGACGAGCCCACCATTCAGCGCATCCTGGCTGATCATCGCGGCCGGCCCCAGGTCGAAGCGGTGACCGCCGTGGTGCGTGAGTTCCGTACCCGCTTGGAGCGCGAAGCACCCGTGACCGCTGGCCATCCCGCCCGGATCGAAGTCACCCGCGATGGCGGTGAGACTCTGGTTCGCGCCTTCCATTCCGAGCTGGAGCGTCGCGCCGGCCTGATCAACGCACCCACCGACGAGGGCAAAGCCGCCTATGGCCTGACCTGCCTGGAGATGTGCCGCGGCTACCTGCAATCCCGTGGTGTGAACACCCTGGGGATGAGCAAGAACGAGGTCGTCCAGCGTGCGTTCCACTCCACGTCGGACGTCCCCAACCTGTTCGCCAACGTCGCCAACAAGACGCTGCTCGCGGCCTATGCCGAAGAGCCGCAGACCTGGATGCCGCTGGCCCGTCAGCGCAACCTGCCCGACTTCAAGCAGATTTCGGATCTGCAGATCGCCGGCCAGATCGTCCCCGAGAAGATCCTCGAAGGTGGCGAGTACAAGTCCGGCACGCTGACCGAAGGGAAGGCCACCTGGAATCTCTCGACGTACGGAAAGCGAATTGCGGTCACAAGGGCCGCGATAATCAACGATGACCTCGACAGCCTGTCCCGCGTCCCCGAGATGCTCGGCCGTGGCTGCCGGCTCCTGGAGTCGAACATGGTGTGGGAGCTGCTGACCACCGGCGCCTCTGGTGCCACCGTCAGCCTGGACGGGAAAGCACTGTTCCACAGCGACCACAGCAACACCATCAGCGGCGGTTCTTCCGTGATCGGCATTGCCGGCATGGACCTGGCCAAGGTGAAGCTCCGCAAGCAAACTGACCTCGCCGGCAACCGCCTCAACTTGGCGCCCGCCTTCCTGGTGGTTCCGCCCGAGCTGGAGACGACTGCACTGCAGTTCCTCTATCCCACCGGCTACGCCCCCGCCAGCCTGACCGGCAGCAGCGGCCCCAACCCGTTCGCCGCTGGTGTGCAGCTGATCGTGGAGCCCCGCCTGTCGGATGACTCGACCGCCTACTGGTATCTCACCAGCAGCCCCAACCGGGTCGAGATGATCACCTACGGCTACCTCGCTGGCGAGGTTGGCCCGACGATCACCACGACCGAGAAGCGCGATCCCGACGGCGTGGAGCTGCTGGTTCGCATGGACTTCGGCTGCACCCTCAGCGACTACCGGGGCTTCGTGCGCTCCGCTGGCGCCTGATCACCACCCTGTTCCTGAGGTATCCAACCCATGAAGAACTACACCCAACACGGTGAGTTCATGACTCTCACCGCTCCCTACGCCCGGTCCTCGGGCGAGGGTGCCCTGGTCGGCGCGTTGTTCGGCGTGGCTGTCGCCGATGTCGCCAGCGGCGACGATGGCGTCTTCTGCACCGAAGGCCTGTTCACCCTGACCAAGGCCACCGGCACCGGCACCGGTGGCTCGCAGGGCGCAAAGGCCTACTGGGTCGCCGCGAGCAAGTCGATCTCTGCCGCCTCCAGCGGAAACACTCTGATCGGCTGCTTTGCTGCCACCTGCGCGGATGGCGATGCCACCTGCAGCGTTCGACTCAACGGCACCGTCTGATGAGCTGGGCCAGCCGTCACAATCTGCTGGCCCGTTCCGTCAACCGGAATCTTGGCGGCGTCCCGGTCATCTGGGGCGCCGTTTCCGCTGAGGCGATCCTTGAGCAGAACGCTCAGTTCGTGAGCGACGGCAATGTGATCAGCGTGGAGTACATGCTGCACAACCTGCCGACAGAATTGTTCCAGGGCGTGAAGTACAACGACGCGATGACGGTCGGCGGCGATGCGTTCCTGGTGCGTGAACCGATGGTGATTGGTGACGGGGCGTTCATGATGGTCAGCCTTGAGAAAGTGGACGAAAACCAACTGCCCGACTACGTGCTCGACGGTGAGCTGGGCTTTGATGACAGCACGACCGTCGTCGTCTATGAGGGTGGCTTCTGATGCCGACGCAGACGATCAAGGCCCGGCTGAAGTTCGCCCGCAAGGCGACCGCCGAGTGGGAAGCCGAGACGCGCATTCTGCTGGCTGGTGAGCCAGCGATTGAAGTCCTCGAGGATGGAACGGAAAAGGAGAAGCGCGGCGACGGGGTGAGCCTGTGGGCGGATCTGCCGTATGTGAGTGGAGGTGGAGGCGGCTCCACAGACCTGAGCGTCGGCACCAGGACAACGACCACGCTGGTGCTGGCCAGCAGCACCGGCGCAGATGCCACCCTGCCGGCCGCTTCGACCACTGAAGCGGGCCTGATGCCTGCGGCTGCGGTGTCGAAGCTCGATGGCCTGGCCGCCGTTGCCACATCCGGCGCCTACAGCGACCTCTCTGGCCGTCCCACGCTGGGCACCGCAGCGGCCACAGACTCCGCCGCCTATGCCACCGCAGCGCAGGGCACCGACGCCAGGGAGTGGAGCGCTGAAACCGTCAGCCAGGCCGAGGCCGAGGCTGGCACCGCCACGACCCGCCGGGCATGGACCGCTCAGCGAGTGGCTCAAGCCATCGCCGCATGGTGGGCCAGCAGTAGCGCTGCCTCAAAGCTGGCCGGCATCGCTACCGGCGCCACAGCGAACGCCACCGATGCGCAGCTCCGAGACCGCAGCACCCACACCGGCAC